ATGCTTATAAAATCGTGCAAAAGGTTGGCAGTTTTTCTTGTCGCTCCTTTGGCGTGGAGTAATGGGCAGACCGTAAATCTGGTACCTCGAGTGTTCCCGGACCCGCCGACCGGATATGCTGAGATTGAGCAAATCAGAACATCCAAAACGTGGACAGCGCCAGAGGATGGATATTTCAAATTCATCGGATTGGCAAAATCTGGTGATGGAGGATACAGCGCAGCAAACCGTCGGGGCTACGGCGGAGGTTCTGGTGGAAGCGGAGGAATTGTATCCAGCGTATTTATGTTAAATCAAGGGGATACTGTATCACTCACAATCAATAAAGATATTGTTATTGTCAACGGACTTGAAACAGCAAACGCTTATCAAGGGAAAGATGGTCAAAGTGGAAAAACAAGTGCCAACAACAGTTGGACCGGAAGTGCCGGAAGAGGGGGAAGCGCCGGAACGGCAAACGGGGGGAATCTTATAAACCAAAACGGAATTGCTGGTAACGACGGAAAAGAGAGCGACCCCACAAGTGGTGACTGGAATCCTTCGGTATTTGGCGGAAAATCCGTAAGTAATACCTATGCAGGATACTCAACTAAAAGCGGTCAGGGTGCAGACCGAAACGGCATGAGCCAAGGCACCGGCACCGCCGCTTATGTGGTAGTTTTGCGTGGTAACACCAACATCCCATTGGACGTACAAAACGCCCGCGATATTACCGCCAACGCGTTGGCGATTACCGCTCTTGCGCAGGAACAGACCGGCATCTTACTGGGCACTCTGGCTTAGCATGATACCGGTGACTTCCTGCTCAAGTCGGCTGTTATCCAGCATGAGGGTTGTAATGTCCATTGCGTTGAGCTGGGTTTGGGTAAGGTTGGTGTTGCCGCGCAGAACAACAATATAACTGTAAGAGGGAGTAGGCTTACGGTTATTCGACGGTAATCCTGTGCCTCCTCGAGTACTATATCCCTCATAGGTGTTTATACCACCACTGCCACCTTCTCCTAAATCGATTGCAAATCCACCGGTATCTCCTGCTTGACCTGGCTTATTTAAGAGATTTCCTCCGGTAGCACTTCCACCGGAACCGCCTCTTCCGCCACTGTCTCCGGTTGAGGCATTTCTTCCATTTGAGCCGGTTTGAGCATTGGCATTTTGACCTTGTGCTTCGATGTTTACACCAAAACCAAAAGATAATGTTACAGCTTCGCCTTGATGGAGAGCAAACACACTTACTACGATTCCTCCGGCACCACCGCCACCACCACCTCTTCTATATGTATCAGATGAATCGCTCCATGTATTACTACTCCCACCTTCGCCGGATTTTGCCACACCGATAAATTTAAACCATCCATCTTCTGGTGCAGTAAAGGTGGTTGAGGTGGTATATTTTTGCATTTCGCTCCACCCGGTAGGTTCTGCTGGAAACACATTTGGTACCAAATTTACAGTCTGCCCATTACTCCAAAATAAAAACCATACACCACAAAAGTGACTACAAGAAAGGATGAAAAACCATGACAAAAGAACAGATTATCGAGCGCTATCGCAGAGGCTATGCCACCGATGAGCACCTTGATACGGCAGTAGCCAGGGGGCTGCTGACGGTGGAGGAAGCCGAAAGCCTCAAAATAGAGCGGCAGCAGAAAGGGGGAATCGTAAAGCGCGAGGAGTACGAGCAGCTACAGGAAAATCACCGTAAGTTGCAGGAAGAACACGAGCTTTTGAAGGCAACCTTTGAAGAAAGCGTAGTTGATGCCGAATACCGGCTTTTGATGCTGGAAGCGGCACAGGAACCCATTGTTTAAACAGAAAGGAAGAAAAAAGTATGAACATTTACACAATGACAAAAAACACCATCAACCGCCAGAAGAAAGCAGGCAAGCTCGACAAAGAGCAGTGGCAGAACAAGCTGGATGTGTTTCTGGCGTTCGACCGCATCACAACCGAGCAGTACACCGAGCTGAAAGAGATGATTGGAGATACTCCGGCAGCAGCATAGCAAATATCAAAAAAAGGGGGCTACCTTCGGGCAGCTCCCTTATCTTTTGGGAGGTGAGAATTTGGGTGTACAGCTAAAGGTAAAAGGCAAGGAGTTTGAAAGCCTGCCGATTGTAAATTTGCTACGCCAGGGCGAAAACAACGCGGACGAAATCACCATCCAGCTGCCAAAGATGCACGGCGACCTTGATTTGAGCACGCTGGAGTATAAGATTTATGGCAAAAACTGGCGCGGGGAAACGGGATCGCAGACGCTGATCCGGCGGATAGAGGGTGAATCGGTGCTGCTGAGTTGGCGGGTATCGGTGGATTTTACCGGAGGACTGGACGGAGATGTAAAGCTGGTGCTCAAAGGGTACCGGGCAAACGGGGATGCAGTAATCAAGTTTGTGGGGGTAACACCCATCCACATTTACCGCGACCCAGCCGGAGGAGAGGTGCCGCCGCCGGCATCTGAGTTTGAGCCGGCACTCAAAGAGATGTATGCGGTGGTAGATGAGGCAAGGCAAAGCGCCCAGAGTGCTGCCACATCCGAGCGAAACGCACAAAAACACGCAGAAAACGCACGGGAGAGCGCGGACAACGCTCAAAAAGTCGCATCTCATCCGCCTGTTATCGGGAGCAATGGAAACTGGGAGCTTTACGATAAGGCAACCGGAAAATATGTGGACAGCGGCAAGCCATCCAGAGGCGAGCAAGGTCCGCAGGGAAACCCGGGTCCGCAAGGGATACAGGGCGAGCAGGGAGCAACAGGTCCGGCAGGACCGAGAGGTGAGCAAGGCGAACAGGGACCACAGGGAGAGCAGGGATTGCCGGGCAAGGACGGAGCACAAGGACCACAGGGGGCACAGGGCGAAACCGGACCGATGGGACCACCCGGACCGGAAGGAAAACAGGGACCGCAGGGTGTACCCGGACCGAGGGGAGAACAGGGAATACCTGGACCGAAAGGTGACCCCGGAGAGCCAGGACAAAAAGGAGAGCCGGGCAAGGATGGCTTAGGGCTGCCTGTGCCAACCGCACAGGATGCCGGAAAAGTGCCGGTAGTAAGCAAAGATGGGGATGGGTACAAACTGCTAACAGCTGTCGAGCTGCTGCCAAATGGGGATGAGGTGGCTTACTAATGGCGATCGTAGTGACAGACAGCAAGCATTACGCTGACATTGCAGCAGCGATTCGCAGTAAAAACAGCGAGCAAGCAAAATATAAGCCGGAGCAGATGGCGGCAGCAATAAAAAATATTTCCGGGGGTGGTGGTGGCGGCAGCAACGAAACGGAAACAGCCCTTATCGAGCGCACGCTTACCAGTTACAGCAATCCAGATATTACTAAAATCGGAGCCTATGCCTTCTATCGCTACGAAAGACTAAAATCCATCAGCGTGCCAAGGGTGGAACAAATAGAAACCTACGGACTGAACCAGGCAGGAATTGAAACCGCCGACTTATCCGCTTGCAAAACACTGCAATATGGAGCGATGCAACTGACAAGTTGCACCAAGATTGATATGATGGGCGGAGGAAGCATTGCAGGTGCAGCGATAAGTGATAGCAAGCTAGACACGCTAATTATCCGAGCCGAGAAAATAACGTATTTGCAAGTCAGAGATGCTTTTGCAAATACGCCAATCGCCAGCGGTACAGGTTACATCTATGTGCCCAAGTCGTTGGTGGAGCAGTACAAGGCAGCTACCAACTGGGTAGTGTATGCGGCGCAAATCAGAACGATTGAGGATTACCCGGAGATTACAGGAGGTGCAAAATGATTGTAAGAGAGGATTTAGGCAACGGGCTGATACGCACCTACTCGGATTTGGGGGTGCAAATCGAACGAGAGGGTGTGCAGTATGCCGAAGCCATCGACCCCATAGAGTTGGGGAGAGAATACACGGAAACAGAAATGCCGGTGGAAATTGGGATTGAAACAATGACAGCGCAGCGACACAATAGACGAAAGCATATAAAATAGCAGACTGTAAAAGAAGGGAAGTTGCTCTTTTTGGGGCAATTTCCCTTTTGCTTTGGAGTTTTATATGAAAAGAGGTGATTTAAAAGATGAACGAGTTAAGCGAAATCTCGGTGCTGGTGAAGGAGTACATATCGCCGGAAACGGTGTGGCTGGTGCCTTGCCTGTATGCGCTGGGCAGCATCATCAAGCGCTCCATCCGCATCGATGATACCCTGATACCGGGCATCCTGTGTCTGGTGGGGGTGCTGTTGTCGGCACTGGTGAGCGTGGCTGCCTGCGAGCCGATCGGCTGGATGCAGTGGGTGATTCTGGCGGCGGTGAGCATCGGGCAGGGGTATGTGCTGGCGGCTGCTGCCATCTGCCTCAATCAGCTTATCAAGCAGCACGGCAGGGCAGGGGAGCTGAAAAAAGGATTTGATGGTCAGATAAAAGAAGAAAAAACAAACGAACAGAAAGGTATGGAATGATGACAAAACGAGTGTTTATCGGAGTCGGGCATGGCGGCAAAGACCCCGGTGCCCTAAAGTACATCAAGGAGGCAGATGCCAACCTTCAGATGGCGCTGGGACTGAAAGCGGAGCTGGAGCGGCATGGTGTTACAGTGGGAATTTCCCGCCTGAAGGACGAGGATGACCCGCTGATTGAGGAAATCAGGGAAGCAAACTCCTTTGCGCCGGATGTGGCGGTGGAGTGCCACAACAACGCAGGTGGAGGAGATGGCTTCGAAGTCTACCACCAGACCAACGGCTATGCGACAAAGTCCATCAAGCTGGCGCAGTGCATTGAGGCAAGGGTGGTTGCATCCGGGCAGAAGTCCCGCGGGGTAAAAACCAGGCTCAACGGCTCCGGCACCGACTACTTTGGCTGGTGCAGGCAGGTAAAAGCGCCGGCGGTGCTGTGCGAGGGCTTTTTTGTAGACAATGCCACAGATAGCCGCGATTACAACACAGCAGCCAAACAGCAGGCGTTTGGTCGGGTGTATGCGTGGGGTGTGCTGGATTATCTGGGGATTGCGATTAAACCGCAGGTGGACAAGCCAGCAGGCAAACCGGTGGAGCAGCCACAGGCAGACAAAAAGCTGCTGTACACCGTACAGGTGGGAGCGTTTGCATCGGCAAAAAGCGCCGCCGACCTGTACGCCAAGCTTAGCGATATGGGGTACTTCGTCTTTTTCAAAAACGATGCCCTCACAAAAGTATGTGTCGGCAAATTTGCGACACAGGAAGAAGCACAAAAAACCGCCGACGACCTCAAGAAAAAGGGCTTTGGCGGTTTTGTGAATACAATTTAGAAGGGAAGGAGGTAAGGTTATGGAGCAAATCATGAGTATCATCTGCACGGTGGGTGCCCTTTTGCTGCTGCTCTTGATCGGCTACCTGCGGATGCGGGGAAACGTCAAAGAGTGGCTGCTTTGGGCAGTAACGCAGGCAGAGCAGTACTTAGGCAGCGGCACCGGTGCGCTCAAATTGCGATACGTTTACGATTTAGCAGTCGAGGCGTTTCCGCCCATCAAGTACCTGGTGCCATTTGCCGTATTTAGTACATGGGTAGATGAGGCGCTGGAGCTGATGCGCGAGCAAATCAAAAATAATCCGCATATCAAAAATTTTGTGAATGAGTAACAGAAAGGAAGATTGTTTTATGGCAAATTTGTTTTGGGGCAAGAAAAAAATCGCAGTAGTAGGTGTAAACGGCAATCCAATGGCGAAGAGAATCGTGGAGGAGATGAAAGCGCAGGGCATGAAGGGTGTCGTGGAGCTGGATGCTCCAAAGGCATACCCGGATTACTATGCTTTGTCTCAACTGGAACCGGACTATGTGCTTTTTGTCTATGAATCCGCACAGTGCAAAGTCAAAATCACCAGAGTGGAGGGGCTGCTGGGCGATCGCCTGGGACACAACGTCCGCCGCGACACCGAGGAGAGCAGACAGGCACAGAGCTACTACAAGCACCAGCTCAAGATGATCGGCATCGACCCAATCCTGCTGGGAGCCGAGGAAATCCCGCTCAGAGAGGTTAAGGACATCCCGTGGTTTTACACAAGCAAGGTGCCGATGCTGCACCTGCATCTGCCAAAAGCAGAGGGCGCAGAAAAGGCGGTGTGCAAAGCTGTGCAGGATTATTTTAGAGAGTAGGCGATAGATTTGCTGGAGTGGTTGGCAAAGTATTGGCTGGAGGTGCTCTTTTCCGGGGTTCTAGCAGGCGGCGGGTATCTGATCCGCCGCCTCTGGAAGAAACAGCAGGAAGAAGAAGTGCGGCAAACAGCAGTAAAGGAAGCAATCATCGCCCTGCTGCGGGCGGAGTTGGTACACGCATACTATCACTATTATGAGCGCGGCTGGATCAGCCTGCATGGGCTGGAAGCAGCGCAGAAAATGTACGATGAGTACCACAAGCTCGGCGGCAACGGCACTGTTACCAAGTTGATGGAGGATTTAAAAGAGCTCCCGGTCCGCGACAAAATGGCAGTGATGCAAGAGCAGCAGGAGCAGGAAGAAGCAGAAACCAAAAACTAAATCTATGACTATCTAGGATTAAAAAAGCCCTCCTCGGAAGTATCCGGGGAGGGTGATTTTTTATTTTATTGAATTTCTACGCCAAGTTTTTCAGCTGCTTTAAAAGCAACACTTTCAAATGTTTCGCCGTCTGCGGCGTTCCATTCTTCGAGCATGTCTGCCGCTTCACAAAGCTCTTCAAGCAGCTCCATATCCCAAGTGTCCATTTCTTTGATTTCTTTTGCGATTTCGTTAGCGTTTCTCATAATGATTCTCCTTTAAATTTAATGTTTGTTAGGTTTCCGTTCCCTTACCTTGTGATTATATTATAGCATAGAGTTTATATAAAGTCAATATATTTTAGAGTTTATATAAACTCAATAATAAACAAAAAATATGAGGCAAATTTGGAGGTATTGCCGATAACAAAGCGCAATTTCAGCTGATTTTTTTTGAGGAGATTAAAGTTTGCTTGCAATGTAATCAGACAAGGAGATTCCTGCCTTAGCCGCTTCTGATCTGGCGCGTTCAGCGACTGCGCTGGGGATGCTGACGGAAAGGATTGTTTTTTCGTTGTCCTCTGCGACTTCGAAAATTTCAGCGTACTTGTCTGCGTCAAGGTGCTCTTCTGCCCATTTTCTGGCAGCTTCCCAACTGAGAGGGATGATTTTGGAGCCATCGGTCCAGCAGTTTTGACCTTCTCGCTCGGCATATTTCGTTTTAGGTCCACCTTCTCCAAAAAGGAAAAATTCCCCAGTGCGTTTCCGGTAAAGGGTTTCTTCGATGTGCTCGAAGTCTCTCCAGCTGCCCCAATTTTTCCAGTGCGCAACCGGCTTGGCTTTTTCGGTGTCGTATGCTTTTCCGTTGATAACTTTTTTCATAGTGATTCCTCCTTGTTTTAAATCCACGCCCTTGAGCGGGGCGATAATCTGTCTTAGCACTGATATACTTGCTGCTGCCGCTGGTTGTATCTATCCATCAGGATTTTCAGCATCTCTGGCTTGAGGGATTTGATTTCGTCCAGCGTGCCGTCCTTGGTCACTTGCTTAACGGATACGGTGTAAATATTGCCACTTGGTACAAGAGTTTCGCTCTCTTCTTTCATTTTCAACTGAAAATTGTACTTTTCAACCAGTTCTTTTGCTCTGTTCATTTTAGCTTCTTCGTTAGATTCAGCGGTCTCTTCAACTGGCTCGCCTTCTGGGGATTCCATTGCTTCGATTTCTTCTTTGTGGCTCCGATAGACACTTGCAAGCTCTGCATCTACAGCAAGGGGGTCGGTCAAATATATTCTGTTTTCAATCCACCAGCTGGCAGACGAAACTTTTGTAAGGAGATATTTTTCTGCTGGTTCGGAAAATTTCAGTTTGGCTTTGATTCCTTCGGAGCTTTCGCCGTAGCTCTCTTCTCTGTCGATTGCCTCTACTGCCCCTCGCCACATTTCTTCTGCATTTTCAAAAAAAGTTGCTCTAATTTTTTCAGCCCATGCAATCTGTTTTGGGCTGCCTTCCAGTTCTGCCATTCCATTAGCTGTCATCTGGATGCGATGCTCTGCAGCTCTTTTATTCTTTCTCTCTTCATCACATTCTTCGCAAATCTGATTTTTAGCAGAATCGCTATTTTCCCAAGCGAGTGCAGCTTCTTTCGATTCAAAATAAAATTTTCTTTCGAATGGTTTTCCGCAAGCGTTACAGATACCGGTTACTACTACTTTTGGCATATTGATTATCTCCTTTAAATTTAATGTTTGTTGGGTTTCCGTTCCCTTACCTTGTGATTATATTATAGCATAGAGTTTATATAAAGTAAATATATTTTAGAGTTTATATAAACTCAATAATAAACAAAAATATAGGAGTGGATTTAGGAATATTGACGATAATAAAAAAATCCCCCGGACCCAAAGGATGCCGGAGGACGAGCTGGTAAAATTGCAAGAAAAGCCAGTTGACTCTCCTGCCTGTAGCTGATATGATAAAAGGGAAAACGGAGGAATATTGCATGAAGTACGGATACGCCAGGGTGAGCACTGCACAGCAGAAAAAGGATGGGAACAGCCTGGAGGAACAGCGCAACCAGCTCCGGCAAGAAGGGTGCGATTTTATCGTAGAGGAGCAATTTACCGGGGCACGGATGGACCGTCCGAAGTTCCAGAGGCTCTGTTCGCTGCTGGAAAAAGGGGACACGCTGGTGGTGTGCAAACTCGATCGGTTTGCCAGAACGGTGGTGGAGGGAGCTGCCACCTGTCGGGAGCTGATGCAGAGGGGAGTGCGCATCCACATCCTCAACATGGGTGTGATAGAGGACACCCCGGTAGGGCGGCTGATTCTGACAACCTTCCTGGCTTTTGCGGAGTTTGAGCGAGATATCATCCGAGAGCGGACGATGGCAGGAAAGGAGATTGCCCGGCAACGTCCCGGCTACCGAGAGGGCAGACCGGAGATATACACCGAGGAGGAGCGCCGGCGGACGGTGCAGATAGCATCAGAGCTTTCCATCCGGCTGACCGCAAAGGTGACGGGAATATCCCGCTCCACCGTCCAGAGATGGGTACACAGCAATAATCTGACGACAGTTTGA